TAGAATTTATTGAGGTTGCAAATAAAGAAATTTATAAATCAGCAGAACTACAACATTCAATTTCTGCTTCGTTAAAAAATATTTTGACAATAGAGAAATTTAAACCTCTAAGAAAACATTTTGAGGTTGGAAACTGGATTAGAGTACAAGTAGATGATACTGTTTACAAATTACGCTTATTAGAATATGAAATAGATTTTGATGATTTTGAAAAATTATCTTCTGTTCAGTTTTCGGATGTAACTAAAATTCCTTCTGGTATAACCGATATACAAGATGTTTTATCAAAAGCATCTTCTATGGCTACTTCTTATGATTCAGTCAAAAGGCAAGCAGCACAAGGGGAAAATAGTAATAATGTACTTAAATCATGGTTTGAAAATGGATTAGATGCAACAAATACAAAGATTGTTGGCGGTGCAGATAATCAAACTCAAACTTGGGATGAACATGGTATGCTATTCAGAAGGTATAATGATATAACCGATTCTTATGATAAGACTCAGTTAAAAATCATTAATTCTACTCTTGCTATTACCGATGATGATTGGGAAACTACCAAGACAGCAATCGGTAATTTTTATTATAATGACCCAATTACAGGTGAATTAAAAAACGCTTATGGTATTAATGCCGAAGTGGTTATTGGACGATTATTGCTTGGAAAAGAATTGGGAATTTATAATGAAAGTGGAAATCTTACCTTTGATAATGATGGATTTCAGGTGACGAATGGTGTTGATACTGTATCTATTAACCCAAATGCAAGTTCCATTTTTAATATAAAAAATAAAGATGGAAATGTATTATCGTTTGATAAATCTGGAAATTTAGTAGTTGTTGGTGAAATAACTGCTACAAAATTAACTCTTTTGGATGATACAGAAATTAATGCAGAACATATCAGTGGATTATCAGATGTTGCTTTTAGCGGAAAATATTCTGATTTGATAGAATCTCCAGATATGAGTGTTTATTTTGAAACAGGAAAAGACTATGGAGTTATTGCAGATGGAAAAGATGGTATCAAAGTATCTGCTAAAGGTTTGTTGCAAGCTAGTAATGCAATTATTTATGGTACTATATATGCTTCTGCTGGATGGTTTAAAGGAAGTGTTGAAGCAAGCTCCTTTAAGTTAAAAGATGCATCTATTTCAATAGAAGAAAAGGAAATAACTCAAACTGCATATTCTATAGGTGACAATGGTTTTCTTATGGGGGCACAAGCACGAATTATCAGAAATATGTTTACTATTGATTCTGCATACGGAATGTATGTTACGAATGATATATATAGTGATTCTATATTCGCTAATAAGGTATATGGTGGTCATGTAAGCGGAAGTTCGGGTGCATTTTCAAGATTAGGTGCAAATACATTTTATCTTGCTGGTCAATCTGTTCAACCTTATATTAATGATTCTGGTTGGTTATATCCTACTCTTGAAGAATTTAGCAATTATGGAGATAGTCAATCTGTAAAATATCGTAGAGTAGGAAAAGTAGTTACAATACAAGGAATTGTAAAATCAAATGCAACTATATTAGCTGGTGGAAGTGGCAATATTTTTACACTTCCAGATGGATATAAACCATCAAGTACAATATATAAATTATGCCAAGGTAGTTATTCAAATCATTGGCTACTTACTGTATCTAGTAATGGGTCTGTTACTCTTAATAGATATAGTCAAGGAGGTACATATGTAGACCTTTCTACTGATGCGTGGTTACCATTTTATTGTACTTTTATGGTTGATTAAGGAGGGCTATATGAATAAACCCATTACATTGGTTATAGAAGAAACCAAAACAAAGTTGGCAGAAATTATTAATACCTCTGGACTTCCACCCTTTGTAATAGAACCTATGTTAAATACATTTTTGCAAGAAGCTCATATGGCTGCAAAAAGACAGTATGAAATTGAGAAGCTTCAATATGAACAGTCTATTGCAAAAGAACAGGAAGAACAGAATGAAGATGTTAAAAAGGATGAATCTGAAAGTTAAAGGTGGTGATTCCAATGAAATATCTTTCAGAAAAGGAATTTAATGCTCAGATGAAAAGAATCAGGGCAGAAAATTTAACTAAAAAACGGAAAGCAGAATTAAAAGAAGAACGAAAAAAGGGTAAGCCTAAGAAGAAAACTTTCTCTATGAGTAAAATTGTTCTCTTGGGAATTATTCTATTATGTGTTGAAATTGTAATATTCTGTGAATACGCAATGTTAAAACTTATGGATACAAGTTCTATGTATGTATTAATTGGTATTCCTGTAGCTTTAGCTCCTATTATTTGGGGGTACTACAGTAAATCTAAAGCTGAAAATACATCTGGTGGAATTGTGTATGAAACTGCTATGGCTCAATTGGATATTGAGAATAGTCAAAATAATTCAGAAGAATCAAGTTCTTCTGATGCTCAAGGATAGGAGGATTTATATATGAATTTTCTTACAGGATTACAAAATTTTCTTAATATTATCAATGACAACTGGACTACTATTCTGGTGTGTGCTGGTTTGATTGTTGGTATTGTAAAGAAAACACAGGACTATTTGAGTAAAAGTGATGATGAAAAAATTAAAATTGCTAAAGCTCAGATTAAACAGGTTATTCTTAAAAAGATTTCTGATGCAGAAGTTGATTATGAAGAATGGAATAAAGCTGGAAGTATTAAGCGTTCTCAGGTAATTGCAGAAATTTATAAAGAATATCCTATTTTGTCAAAAGTTGTTGACCAGACAGAATTGACAAAATACATTGATGATGCAATTGATGATGCTTTGGTTGAACTCAGAAAAGTAATTGATAGCAATAAAGCTTCTGGTAAGTAACATAAAATAACAGTTTTAAGAGGATGGTGCTGATAAAGCATCGTCCTTTTTTATTGTGTAAAAGGAGGATTGTTATGTCTGTAAATCTTACAAATGCACAAAAAGAGGTAATTAGAAAAATTATCTATGCGGTAGAAACTGGAGGGCAGGTATATGGTGGTGTTCGTTATGACGATTTCACAGAAGCATATACCAATTCTTCTTCAGAACACGCAATTACAATTGGTGGCGGTGCTTGGTATGCAACCGAAGCCCAAAGACTTTTGAAGCTTATTCGCACTACTGATTCAGCTTTATTTAAGAAATTAGATACTGCTGGTATTGGAAGTGATTTGGATTCAAAAGATTGGTCTACTTACAAGCTATCAAAAGGTTCTGCAAAAGCCAAATGTATTCAGAAAATTATCGGTTCTAATGTAGGCATTAAATGTCAGGATTCTTTAATTGATTCTCAGATGCAGAAATACATTGATGAAGCAGCAACATTGGGTGTTACCAATGTGGCAGCACAAATGATGTGTGCTAATTTTAGACATCAAGGTGGTTTATCCGCAATGAAGAGAGTTGTCGCAAAAACAAGGAAACCTTATACATTAGACAATTTGTATGCAGCTTGCCAAACCGATACAGGTAATCAGGTGGGTGCATATAAATCAAGACAGAAAATGGTTTACAACTCACTGAAGAAGTATTTACCTACTTCTTCAACATCAAATACTACAGGAGGTAAGACTATGACGGAAAATGAATTGAGACAGAAAGTTGTCGAAACAGCTAAGAAGTATTTAGGTTGTAATGAAGCGGATGGTTCTCACAGAAAAATTATTGATGGATATAATGCACATAAACCATTGGCAAGAAGTTATAAAGTAACTTATACCGATGCTTGGTGTGCAACATTTGTCAGCTTTATTTCAATTCAGTGCGGATTAACTGATATTATGCCAACTGAGTGTGGTTGTGGAGCAATGATTGAGTTATATCGTAAACTTGGTCGTTGGGAAGAAAACGATGCTTATGTACCTAAAGTTGGCGATATTATTATGTATTACTGGAATGATAATGGTGCTGGAGATTGTACAGGTTATCCAGACCATGTAGGTATTGTAGTTTCTGTTAGTGGAAATACAATTACTGTTATTGAAGGAAATAGAAATAATCGTGTTGCATATCGTGAAATTGCGGTAAATGGTAGATATATTAGAGGATTCTGTTTACCGAAATATTCAAGTAAAGCAACAAGTAGCAGCTCTTCTGGAAATACTTCTACTCCAGCAGCTCCTTCTGCTCCATCTAATAATACTCAAACCAGTGGTACATTAAGTAAAACTGTACAGTGGTATGGCATTACAACAGATGAGTTAAATGTGAGAACATGGGCTGGAACAAAAAACAAAACTTGTTCATTTAGTCCTTTAAAGAAAGGAACTAGAATTGGTGTATGTGCTTCTCAGAAAGCTTCTGATGGTTCTGTTTGGTATTATATTAAATATAACGGTAAGTATGGATTTGTTCATTCTGGATATGTAAAAAAGGAATCTACATCTAATTCCTCTAATGCATCTTCATCAAACAAATTATCTTATGCAGAATCTAAAAAATCTGCTTATGCTGGTACATATAAAACAACTGATGCATTAAATCTCAGAACTGGTGCTGGCACAAGCTTTAAAGTTATCACTACTATTCCTTGTGGTGGAACTGTACATTGCTATGGATATTATACTGTTGTAAATGGAACAAACTGGTATTTAGTACAGTATGGAACAATTACAGGTTTCGTATCAAGCAAATATCTTAAACGAGCGTAACTGTTAAGGTTATACTCTTATCAGAGGGTGAATATATTCACCCTCTAATTTTTATATTAGGAGGAAGTCTATATGACATTGACATTTTATCAAATTCTATGTCTTTTGGGAGTGCCTTCATTATTTACTGTATGCGGTTGGATTTATAAGAAGTTAAAAAAGAATGACGAAGAAACGAAAGCTGTCAAATATGGACTTCAAGCACTGCTTAGAAGTCAAATGATTAACGATTATAACCGATGGAGCGAAAAAGAATATGCTCCAATTTATGCAAGAGAAAATTTTGAAAACTGTTGGAAGCAATATCATGGGCTTGGTGCGAATGGTGTTATGGATGATATTCATGAGAAATTCATGAGTTTACCAACAAAAAGACCTGATAAAAGAAATGAAAATTAATTGGCACACCCCTCTATATGAGGGGTGATTTTAAATACGAAAAGAACGAAAAAAGGAGGAAAAGTGTATGTACGAAGTAACTTGTTTGGATTCAAATGGTGATATTGTAACAAGTTTAACTCAATGGGATACTAACCAATCACTTATAATTGAGGATTCTGATTTTGATATAGCACCAATTTTTCATTTTTGTAACAAGAATAGTGAACGTGCATTAGGAGTAAAGTCTGTATTAAAAGATGGAGTGATTACGGTTGATGTTCCAAATACTCTATTGAGAGAACCATACACTATTACTGCTTACGTTTATTTATATAAAGGAACAAATAATGAAAAAGAAAAAAGTGGAAAAACAGTTGATGTAATTAGAATACCTGTAAGACCTAAACCACAACCTACAGATTTTGAGTATGTAGATAATCTAAATGTTGTGTACATTGAGGATTTGATTGCAGAAGTACATCAATTCCACGAAGAAGTAAAAAATGCTGAAGCAATACGTGTATCAAATGAGAATACACGTATTTCAAATGAAAATCAAAGAATAGAGAACGAAACAAATAGACAGGTATCTACTGCTGCTGCTATTCAGGCTTGTAAAGACCAAACACAGGAATGTGAAAAGGCTACCTCTGAAACATTAAAAGCAAAAGAAACTGTCGATGGTTTGCTATATGACATTGATGGTGGCAATGCTTATACAAATCCTGATTATATGTTCCAGATTGATGGTGGAAATTGTGAAAATAATAATGGATAAAGGAAGGTGAAAATATGGCTTGTGTTAGTATTAGAATCCGTAGAGACACAAAAGCTAATTGGGAAAAGGTAAACCCTGTTCTTAAAGAAGGCGAAATGTCATTTTGTACAGACAAGTTTATGATTAAATTTGGTGATGGAAAAACCAAATGGAAAGATTTAACTTGTGTTATTGATATTAATGCTCTACAGACAACAATTGAAAAATATGATTTGAATATAAAACAATTGACAGAATTAGTTGAATATGTCGAATCTACAACAAATACTCAGTTGCAACAGATTCAGGATGCTATTGCTGCGGTAAATGGTATTATTGCAGACAAAATTGGTATTAATGATGTGGAGTCAAGTGCAAGCACTACTTACTCTTCTGCTTATCTTGAAAGAGTATTTGAACGATTAAAAAAGGATAGTGGGTATTTAAAGATTGTTGACACTATCGAAGAACGTGATGCTATTTTAGAGTCCGATAGAAGAATTGGTATGTTGGTTGTTGTTACAGACGATGAGGATTCAAATAACAATAAAACATATCAGTTAATTGGTACTATTGATAATACTGGATGGGAAATTTTCTCTAGTGGTTCAGGTGGTGGTGGAGGTAATGTTCCAGAGCTTTCATATACTTCTGATTTCCCACAAGGAAAGAAAATATATTATAGTGTTGGCGATAATGCAATTATTTTTGTTCGTTTTACATCTACAACTTATGGTGATTGTACACTGAGAGTTTATAAAGACAATGTTTTACTTAAAACAATTACTTCTCCTAAAGGTACAATTGCCATTGATTTAGGAACTCTGACTACAGAAGGAACTTCTACATATAGAATTAGTGGTGCAGATTATCTTGGAATTGCTGCTCCAGAAGATTTGTTATTTACAGTGGTTTGTGGTGGTTTAACATTAACAAGTACATTTGGCTCTATCATAAATAATACAGTTTTTGAGGAAACAACTGCTATTAATGTGCCATACTCTGTAAAGTGTAGTGATACTTCTCAGATTGTAAAAATCTTATGTCGTATTGTGAAGGATGATGGCACTTCTTCTCAAGAGATTATTAATACAGGTAGTTATGCGAAAACAGGAACTTGGTATGTTGGATTAAAGAAACGTGGAACATATACTATTACTTTACAGGCATATACAGGAACAAGTATTGATGATGCTTCTGGAAATACATTGGTTTCTTCCGCATTATCATATTCTATTAATGTTTTATCAAATGGAGAAATTTCTATTGTATCAGAGTTAGACCCAAATGGAATTAATACAAATATGTATCTTAGTATTCCTTATCGTGTAAGTGGTAAAAACACTTCATTATTATTGATGAAAGGTATATTATATAAAGTTTCGAACTATGGTGCTTCTAACGAAACTTTAACTGAATATACTAAAACACCTGATGCTGGTGTACAGTCTACTGTTGGTGTTACATCATATTGGTTTGTTGGTAAACTTGCTGCTGGTACATATAAATATTCTATGAAGTCATATACTTTGGATAGTCAGAAATCATCTGTAGATACTGCCGAAGGGTATTTTACAGTTGAAGCAGCTAGTTATGATGGTGTTACTCCTGTTATGGAAAATTTAATTGCATGGTTTGATGCAAATGATATGAGAAACAATGTTGAAAACCCAGACCAGTGGAATAATAAAGTTTCTGAATATTCACAGTATCAAATTAAATTACATGATTTAAACTATAACACAAATGGTTGGAAACACGTAGATGAATCATTAAGTGATTCTGAATCTGGTGAAATGATGTTGAAGTTTACTGGTAATTCTTATGGTGAAATGATAAATAAGAACACTGGTGAAAGATATTGTCCTTTAGCTGGATTTAATGATGGTACTGAAGGATATTCTCTTGAACTTGTTTTTAGAACAAGATGTGTAGGAGAAATGAAAGCAAGAGTTATTACTTGTCAGAAAGGTATTGATACAAACACCGCTGGTTTTTCAGTAACACATGAAGATTTATATATTGGTTCATCTTCTCAGAATACAAATCTTGGTTTTGCTGAAGATGAATGGGTACACGCTACATTTGTTATTGATAGAAATATTCGTAGTCTTGAAAAGGTTGGTTTGACAAATATTGAAAATATGAATCCAATTCCTACTATGAGAATTTATATCAATGGTGTTTTATGTTCTGTTACTGCATTAACAAATGATAAGTTCTTGGATTCTTTAGGAAATGCTTATCCATTAATGTTAAATGCATCATTGGTTCAAAATATCCCATCATATTTTGGTGAATGTGAAATTAAAATGATTAGACTTTACAATCATTATTTGGATTCTAGTCAGGTTCTTCAGAACTATATTTCATCTATCTATGATTTAACAGAGCAAAATGCCTTAAAAGAGAAAAATGATGTAACAACAAATAAACTTCCTATTATTACTTTTAAAAGAAAAAATATTGATAACAATAGTAATTTTGAAGTTCTTAATTCTATTACTGACAAAGCAACATCAAATAAAACATATGTTGAATGTGTAGTTGAAATTCAGAATCCAGATGGAACAATTACTGTATGGGAAAATGTTTCTGTATTTCTTCAGGGTACTTCTTCTTTGCAGTATCCAGTTAAGAATTATAAATTAAAATTATATTCTGACGAAGCTCATAGTTCTAAATTAAAAGTAAAGATGAAAGATGATTGGGAAAAAGAAAATACATTTACTCTTAAATGTGATTATATGGAAAGCTCCCATCTTAATAATACACCTACAGCAAAATTCTATAATGATTTGATTACTATTTTAGGTGGTCAGAGTCCAGCAAAAGCAAATGGTTATAAAGATGCGATTGATGGATTTCCAGTTATTGTTTATTATACAGATGATGAAAAAGATACATCTAAATTAACTCTTGTCGGCTCATATATGTTCAATATTGATAAAAAGGGAAAGACATTGGGGTTTGATGTAAAAGTAACAGATTCAAATGGACAACAATTTACTGACGAAGAAGGTAATCCAATTAAGAACAAATGTCAAAGCTTTGAAGGAACAGCAAACGCTTCTGATACTGCTGGTTGTTTTTATAAACTGAGTGAATCAATAAGAAACGTATATAATTATTACGTAGAAGATTGTTATGAAGAAGCGTATGTGGCATATTTAAAATCACATGGACTTTCTGCAAATGCATTTTCTATGGAAGATTTTAAAGCAACTCCTGAAGGAAAGGCTGTCACTTATAAAACATTTGAGGAATTTCAGGCAAGTTATAGTGAATATGATTATGTTAGTGCCGATTTTGAAGCAAGATATGATTATTCAGAGTTGGAAGATAAAGAAAATCCAACAGAACATGATTTAGAACTGGCTTATGGTGCATTAAGAGATATGATTAATGGTGTTTCTGATGCAGTAAATAATAATACCTTTAAAGAATATTTCACAGAACATTTTGACTTTACATATGCTGCTGCTTATTATTTACAAATGGTGGTGTTTGGTCAAGTAGATAATGCTGGTAAAAACTCAATGTGGGATACATGGGATGGTAAGAAATGGTATGTGCGTCCTTATGATATGGATACACAAGCTGGCTTGGCAAATACTGGTACTGAAAGTATTGGTGTTGATGCAGAAATGATTCCAGCCCTTTCTCCTACTGTTGCTACAGGTACATTTGCTGATTATTCAACAAATAGTTTAACAGAATTGAGATATGCTTCTTACAATACCAAAACCTCAAAATTCTGGAATACTTTTGCTAAAGAATATAGTGAAGAGTTGAAAAAGCTTTATCAAAATTTAAGAAAATCAGTTTATGATGTAGATTATATTATGAAATACTATAAAGCTCATACAACTGATTTAATCGGTGAGATTTTCTATAATAAAGATATGGCTGCAAAATATCTTACTCAAACATCTGCAACGAATACAGAATATTTAAAAATGTTACATGGAAATAGATTGCAAAGATTTAAACAATGGATTTCTCAACGTCTTGATTTTTGCGATACTATTTTTGATTATAGATATTCTGAAGATAACACTAATTCTATCAATGGAGAAATTTCATTACGTACCGATGCTTATTTATTAACAGGTAATACAGAAGAATCCAAAGATGAAGCTAGTACATTAAAAGCTTATATTGGTATATTAACCTATACTCCTCAGTATGTAACTATTAGTGTTGGTTCTGGTCGTGATGCTATTATTACTGCATATGTATCACAGAACTCAACTTATATTGACCCTGATACAAAACGAGAAGTGCAAGGTACATTATTTACGTTCCCTGTAAAAGCAACTGATAAGGAAATTACTATTAGTGCTGCTGGAGGTATTCAATTACTTAATAAACTTGAAGATTTGAATATTCGTGATTTGACGATTGCAAATGCTACAAAGATTTTAAAGCTTGATTTGTCTGGTTCATCTCGTATGAGTAGATTAATCTTAGGTAACAATAAATATCTTAGAGAATTGAATTGTAGTGGTTCTGTTCAACTTGGTACTGCTAATGGTGGTCAGGTCTTGGATTTGACAGGATGTAAAAATATTCAAAAATTGGATATTACAAATACTAAAATAGTAACTGTCAACTTTGCAGAAGGTAGCAATTTACAAACCGCTATTTTATCAAAATCAAGTATTAAGAATTTATATTTTAAATCACTTGAATTTTTAACCGAAGTGAATATTGATGGATGCAATAGTATTACAGAATATATTATTGATTCTTGTTCTGCAATTAAAAATGTGTCTTTATCTGGTTCGCCTGTGGTTATTTTTAATGCAATCAATTGTAAGAATTTACAAAGTGTTGATGTAAGTAATTGTAAAGTATTGGAAACATTTGAATTAACAAATTGTCCTAATATTTATCAGTTATTAATGTCAAACAATAATGGTTCTATGATGAATGATTTGCATTTATATACTCTGTATAAATTGAAAAAATTGGATGTAAGCAATTCAACTTCTTTGAAAAATATTCGTTTGCCAAAATATATTTCTCAGGATGAAGCAAATAGAGTTGCTGCTTTGAAAGCCAATAATCCTAATTTAACAGATGAAGAATGTAATGCTCAACTTTGGAATGTACTGGAAACCCTTAACATTCGAAGTTCAAGTATTATTTCTATTCAGTATGGCTCTGCGGAAATTGCTGAATCGGATAGAAAGTGTGATATGAAACAATTATCTAAACTTTCATCTATTTCATTCCAGAACTGTACAAGTATCAAAGCAATTGAAAATATTAATTATGTAACTTCAAATATGGATGCATTATTTGATGGTTGTAACTCTTTACAGAGAGTAACAGGATATTTAAAATGTACATCATTGGCAAGATATTTATTTAGATATTGTTATGTCTTGACAGATATTAACAATCTAACATTTGATTTTGCTGGTGTTACAGATATATCTTATTTATTCTATGTAAATGGTGGTAACGGTGGAACACCTACATATGCTATGGCAAGAAAGGTTTTATATGCTTGTGATGAAAGTCTGAAGAATATTAATAACCTTATGTGGGGATGTAAAACTGAGCAGACAATACCTAGTGATTTGTTTGCACACACACCAAATATTACTACTGCTTCATGTGCATTTATTAGTAATAAATTAACCAAGATTCCTAAAGCATTATTTGATAATCTGACAAAACTTCAAAATGCTTCTTATATGTTCTATGTTTGTAGAGATTTAGTTTCTATTGACCAGAATGTATTTGAAAAAGCAGTTAGTTTGGTTGATGTTTCAAGAATGTTTGGTGAATGTACAAATCTGGTTAATTTTATTCATTCTAATTGCAATATCTTTGCTAATACCCCAAACATTACATCAACTTATGCAATGTTCCATAATTGTATAAAATTGATTAATACAAACGGATTATCTGGTATGTTAGACCCATTAGTAAATTTAAAAGATGCTTCTTATATGTTTTATGGTTGTGCAGCTCTTACTGGAAATATACCTAATGGTTTCTTTGCAAAAAATGTATTGTTGGCTACTGCAAATGGTGTATTTGCTGGTTGTTCAAAGATAACTGGATTGCCAAGTCGGTTATTTAGAGTGAACGAATCAGACAATAATGAATTGCCTTATCTTACTGCTGCAAAATCAATGTTCTATGATTGTACAGCTTTAACTGGCGATGTACAAAGTGACTTCTTTATTGGTGCAAGTAATTTAAAACAAATTGGACAAGCTATTACAGATAATCTACCAATGAGTTCTTATCGTTATACTTTATATGGATTCTTTGGCAATACTAAAATAGAGGGATATTTTGAAGATTTTCTTGCCACTCTTCCTAACTTATTGGATGCAAGTTATTTGTTCTATCATAGTTCTGGTACAAATAATGAAGCATTAAAATATTGCTATTATAGAGAGAACGGTGTAGAAAAAGAATATACCAACAGCTTATCAATTAATATGTTTAATGGAAATCCATTACTTCAGAATGTATCTAATGCTTTCCGTTATTGTAAAGGATTGAAAGGTTGTATTCCATATAAAGAAGTCAATGGAAAGATAATATCTATTTTCGAACCATGTAAGAATAACATTATTGATGCTTCTTATATGTTCGATAACTGTACTTTGTTGAGTGGTACGGATTTAGATAATTCTGTTATGGTCGGAATTAAAAAAGAATTGTTTAAAGATTGTATAAAATTACAAACAGTAAAACAATTCTTTGGTTCTAATAGTAATCATTCATTTACTATTCCTACAGGATTATTTGATGGATGTATTTCTTTAAAAGATACTTCATATCTGTTTTATAATTGTGCATTACTTCAGGGTTCTATTCCTGTATCCTTGTTTAATTCATGTAGAGAGACATTGGAAGATGTTTCTTATATGTTCTGGGGATGCTTAGAACTTAGTGGAGAATTGCCAACAGGAAGTAAAGATGAGTCAGGAAATATTACACAGAAAGGATTTTTGGCAGATTGTCTTAAATTAAAAAGTGCTTCCTATCTATTTTATGATTGTGAAGGACTTACAGGCGGTATTCCTGATGATATATTCTATACTTCAAGTATTACTGATAAATATACTGAATTGAAAGATATTTCTGGTATGTTTAGAAAATGTCGTGGATTAAATGCAGCCTATCATGATGAATCATTAGATGTAGATTATATTTGTGCATCTGATATGTTTGCAAAATGTGTGGCTCTTACTACTATTGCTGCTATATTTAGAGAATGTTTTAAATTACCAGCTTGTAGTATTCCACAGAATTTATTTGCAAAACAGACCGCATTACAATATGCTAATGAAGCGTTCTATGGTATTGATAATTTAACAGGAGCAATTACTAATACATTTATGATTAACTGTATTAATACTCTTGTTAATGCATATGGTATGTTCGCATTTACAAATATCTCATCTGTTTCTTCAGGATTCTTACATGGAGAGCTGAAGAATACCAAGTTGAAATACATTGGTGCATTATTCTATAGATGTTCTAACATCTCTGGTACTGTTCCATTTTTCTGGGATGGTAATACATTTAGTGCCATTGTATCTGATACAACTGGTTATTTTGGTGCATTGTACAATTGTTCAAAATTAAGCAACTATGCTGCTGCCAATGCTGTGTCTACAAACTGGACTAAGAATTTGGACATTTATGCAAGATAATTTTCATTAAAACTAGAGGGTTGTCATTATTATGGCAACTCTCTTTTTATATAAGATGGAGGTAATTATGGCTTATATTAAAATTCGTATTCGTGGAGATACAGCAGAAAACTGGAAAAAATCAAATCCTATATTAGAAGAAAGAGAGATTGCGGTTGAGGTAGCTCAACAATCTGCTTCTCCTTGGAAATTAAAAATCGGTGATGGAAAAACACCTTGGAATGATTTGGGTTATAGCTTTGATTATGATTTGGTTAATCAAACATATATCAATACTTATAATGCTTATCTAAATACCAAGAATCTCTATGATTCTTTTTCTTCAACATGGAAGCAAACATCTCAATCATTTGCGGATTCACTAAAAAATATACAGGAAGCAGAAATTACAATTTCTGAATCTGAAGCCCATGTAGTTCAAATTCGTGAAGAGATTGATGAGTTAGTAAACAACTCTTTAATTCAGGCAACACAACAAATGCTAAAAGAAATTCAGAGTTATTTGGATGAAATTAATTCTGCAAAAGAAGGATTGGTTTTAAATATAGCTGCTGGTAATGCCACAAGTTTTGATGTGCAAAATATTGATGGTGGTAACGCTACTACTGTTGACCCTTATAAATTAGATGCTGGAAACGCTCTAAGTATATTGAATTAAGGAGGAAAATATATGGTTTCAAAAGTACATTTTGGTTCTTTTTATGGAACTGCTACAGCAAATGTAAATATGGTTGATGTATTCAAAGAAGCAGAAAAGGTTAAACACCCACAGTTTGATTTTAACACTGTAAGAAAAATTGCTATTGAAGCACCAGCCAAAACAAAGGTAACTGTAAATGATGTTGACATCACTATGCCTTCTACTGGAATGTTGGAATTTGGACTCGATTATGTTCAGATTACTAATCTTGTATTTGAGACAGATTCAGATGTAAATATCATTTATATGTATTAAGAGAGGAATAAGTTATGGGTTTATTTTCAAATGACTGTAATATGTTTTCGGGTGGAATGTTTGGAAATGCTATCCTCTCTTCTATTTCACCTGAAACTTATTTCAATTTGTTAGCTGGAGATGCGTTTTCCATTGATACAGGAATCTATATTAATGCTGGAGATGCCATCTCTATTGATAAGCAAAAAATCAATGGCGGTACTGCAATTGATTAATTATAGAGAGGAGTGATTTTATGGCAACATCAACTATTACGTTGAAAACTGATACAACTGCCAACTGGGAATCTTCAAATAGAATCTTAGCTTTAAATGAACCAGCTTTAGAGCGTACTACAGATGGCTATATCAATATGAAATTAGGTGATGGTTCTACCCCTTGGAAGAATCTTGGCTATGTATTTCAGTTGAAGAAGATTGAAGAATTAAACACAAGTTCACAGGCAAATATCAATACTGCTACAGAACAGGTAACTTTGGCGAAAGCTGAGGTAGCAAAATGTATTGCAGAATATGAAAAAGCTAAAGGAATTGTTGATGGTTTTACCAATAAAATAGAAATTTTAAGTGATAATGCCACTACTGCTACAGAGAGAGCAAATAACGCTGCTGCTGCTGCGGAAGCTATTGTGGCAGAAAAAATTGGAATTAATGATAGTAAGGCTGGTGCTGGCACAACATATAGTTCAAATAAAATCGAAGCTATGTTAAAAGTGTTGTCCACTAATCGTCCAAAAGAATGGGGTGTACGTTTTCCACTTTATACCGCTGGTTCTAATCCAAAAGGTGAGCGTTTAGGTGATGCTATTGGATTAGTGGCAAATGTAGGTACAGATACAGTAGATGCATATAATGATTTTGATTATCTTATGCCTTGGAAATCTCGTAGAGTAAATGGACATTGGGATGGAAAAGATTTTGTTGTTACTGCTGTAGAAGGTGAGCCAAATTTTGCAGTCGATGGTTCTAATGGAAATGTATATGCAGAAAGACATTTATTCTATTACAAATATGTATTTACTGATACATACTATGAAATTTGGATTTCTGACCAGCACCTTGATGGTTATGAAATTCCTGAAAGATTTGTTAATCTGGATGGTTCTGTAATGGATACTTATTATTATCCATGTTATAAAATTGGTTTGGATGCTTCTGGTAATCCAGTATCATATAGCGGTATTAATACTATGCTTAGTCGTTCTTATGATGGTTATAAGTCATTACTTAGAAGTAAGCTTGGTACGAATTATCATATTGAAACAACAAAAGATAGACAAATTAATGAGTTGTTATTCTATGTAGAATTTGCAACACGCAACTCTCAGGATGTTATGTATGGTGCAGCTTATATGAGATATGATAACGCAAATGATGTCGCTACTGTTGCTACAACAAATGGAAACAAATTTATTTGTGCTAATGATATTGCAGCTAACTATGTTGTTGGTCAAACAATTGTTATTGGTTCAACAAAGAATGGTTCTGAGATTGCAAACAATAGAAGAATTACCTCTATTGAAACATATGATGCTTCTAATAAAGCAATTGTATTTGATGGAGCTGCTGTTAATGTAGCAGTTGGAAATTATATTTCTTCTCGTTGTTGGTTCTCTGGTGGGTCTGATTCTGTTATTACTCCTTCTGGTAGTGTGGTATCAAATACTTCTGGTAAATACCAGATGCGTTATAGATACGTTGAGGACTTGTGGGGTAATCAGTGGTCTATTATGGCTGATGTGTTAATTCAGGATTATCAGACATATGTGTGCAAAGACCCAACTAAGTTTGCAAATTCTATTACTTCAGATTATGAACAGATTGGCTATGTCAATTGTTCATCCGAAGGATGGACGAAAGAACTCGGATGGGATGCGGAGCATCCATACGTGCGTTTGCCGATTGTTGTCGGTGGTGCGTCCAACCAGTATTTCTGCGATTATTACTGGAAGAACACAGGGCTGCGTGTCGTTTACGTTGGCGGTTATTTGGTTTACGGTGCTAACGATGGGCTTGTCTATTGGTATTGCTACTACGATGTCGGTAATGCGTGGTGGAATATTGCTGCTCGCCTTTCCTATACTGCGTAGGTGGGGGTCTGGGGGTGACCAACCCCCAGTATTATTAAAAGCAGATTCAATACCATACTAAATAGCAGATTCAATGTTAATTTATTAAGAAGTTGAATTATAAAAAATATAGAAAAGGAGAAAATTAATCTCTAGGATAAAATAAGGATTTTAAGTTTTTGAATTTGGTGATTAGAAGATTTAGAAGAGATGTTACGAAACGGATTAGTAAAGTGTTGGCGGTACTAAGACGAACATCTCTCCTATTATCTTTGAACACATTAAAAAAGTAACTTGATTATTGCACTAGATTCAATTATAAAAACATGATTGATGGTAATTTATTTGTCGGGATTTTGTGTATTGCGGTGGCTGCGTGTCGTTTACGTTGGCGGTAATTTGAATAACGGTGCTAACGATGGGCTTGTCTATTGGAATTGCAACAACGATGTCGGTAATGCGTGGTGGAATATTGCTGCTCGCACTTCTTAATAATTTATATAAAAACTTAATACACAATCTACCTACCAGTTTTGGAGTTCAAAATTGAGTGGGCTTGCCATACCGCTTGGTAAAAATTCATCGGTGCAGCAGAGGTTAGTAGAATATTATTTTATTCAAACATCTTTGAGATTAAGAAAGAACTTAATGAAATCTTATGTGACTAAAGATATTACAGATATTAATTTCATAATTGCTGCTATTTATAAAGCTCTTGAAGGCAAGTGGCATAGGGCAGAAACAACGAATTTAATAAACTGGTGTAAGGGAGATACTATTGAAGTAAAAATTGCCTATCTAGCAGAGCGTATTCAAAGAAGTTTAATTTTAGAAAAACGAAAGCCTGATGAATACCATGTGTCAAAAGTATATGATACATCTACTCATAAGATAAGGGATATTGCTTCAACAAGTATGCTATCTCAGATATATCATTGGATTTTTGTATTGGCTTGCGAAGATATTTTTATGAAGCAATTTTATGTTCATCAATGTGCAAGTATTCCTAATCGTGGTGGTACATACGGAAGGAAATTTGTAAAGAGATGGATGGAAATTGACCATAAAAATACTAAGTATTGTCTGAAAATAGATTTTAAGAAATGCTATCAACATATCAAACCCGATATTGTTATGAATTTATTGAAAAGAAAAATTCGTAATAAAAAGGTATTATGGTTAGCAGAAACAATTCTTTACAGTTATGATGATGGGCTTCCTATTGGTAGTGTTACATCTCAATGGCTATGTAATTTTGTTATTAGTTATGTATGTCACTATTTAAAAGAAGAACTTCGTGTGAAGTATTGTATTTTTTATATGGATGATGGTTGTATTTTTGGTAAAAACAAAAAGGAACTGCATCGTGTAAAACGTGAGTTAGATAAATATTGTGCTACTCTCGGTTTGGAAATCAAAAGTAACTGGCAAGTATTTAGATTAGACTATATTGATAAAAAGGCTAGTCAAAAAGCTGGTAAACCTATTCATCGTGGAAGATTTCTTGACTTTATGGGGTATAAATTTTATCGTGACCACATTGAAATTCGTAGAGCAACCTCTTTACGAATTAGAAGAAAATATAATAAAGCATCCAAAAAGATAGCCAATCACCAAAAGCTATCTTTTTCTTTATGTGCCGGATGTCTTTCTTATGTAGGAACTATTAAATATACAGATTCACATTTCTTTTATATGAAATATCTAAAGAATGTGAATATAAAAATTTTAAAGGAGGTCGTAGCAAATGAGAGCAGAAAGCAATCAAAGACCAGAATCAGTCATTATTGAAAGAACAAGTGCTGGACTATGTGACGTTATTATCAATACAAATATCTCAGATACATTAACAAAAACAATGTCTATGGGTGATGAAGAAACTACAACCGAATATTACGAATATGACTCATATCGTTTTGAGTTAAAATATCGTACTGGTTTACTCGAAGAAATTAAAAGCAATCTCGATACTTGGATTGAGTATGCAAAAAAAGATGCAGAACTCCCAGTAGAATTAAGTGACAAGGAAAAGATTGAATATCTTTTAAATGAAAATCGTTCCTTATCAAGTGATAATGAGATGCTTAAAGGTTGCATTATGGAAATTGCAGATGTGGTATTTGCATAAGGAGGTATCATTATGAAAATGCTTGTGAAATTATACTTAAATGAAATTATTGCTGGTGAAATCACTATTGATGATGTTCCAACAAAATTACAGAAAGAAGTTCAGGCAGAACTTGATAAACAGAATACTGAAAATTCAGATAAATAAAAGAGAGGTGAACAATATGTTTGCTTCTCTTTTTATTTATATATTATTAATTTTTCATTTAAAGGAGGAAATTGCTATGTTAGTAAGACTGTATGCTAGTGAAATCATTATGGAGAAAATTACTATTGATGATGTTCCGAAGAAACTGAAACCGAAGGTAGAAGCATACCTGAAAGAGATTGGATACGAATATTAATTTGTATTCGATTATCATTGTTTAGGGGAAGAGTAATCTTCCCCTTTTTTATTATTTAGAAATGCGAGGAATAGATTGGATGAATATGTTTGTATTAGCTGGAAGATTAACAGATGAACCAGAATCAAAAAGTGAAAATGTAGTTAGATATTGTTTGGCTGTAGATAATCCTTTTGGTAAGGAATCTAAAGTTGATTTCCTTGATTGTGTTGCTTTTGGAAAAGAAGCTGAATTTGCAAGAAAATATTTGCATAAAGGTATGAAAATACTCGTAAATGGTAAAATCAAGAAAAGTTCATATGTAGATAAAAACACCAATAAGAAGGTGTATGCTATAGATTTGGTAATTGACCATCATGAATTTTGTGAAAGCAAGAAAGAATAATTTAAGGGTGTGGCATTAAGCTACACCCTTATTTTTTACGATTTTTATTCGCTTACCTCATCTCTACTATATGCAGTAGACTTATCTTTTTCATATTCTGAAAATTTCCCATCATGAAGAAATATGCTATATGAAGTTGCATCTTTTGTTTCTAATTCATTATGTTGCCAATATCCTAAATTATTATCTATTATAAAATCTGTTCCACCATCTGCTTCAGCAACATCTTTAACATGAAATGTACCAAATTGCTCATACATTTCTTTATAGATATTTTCTGCATTTGGTATATAAATAATATCTTTCTCATAATCGTAGACAACATCACAGCTTCCATAAATATTTCTGGTGTTGACATATAAATAATAGTCATTATCCCAGTTCTCATTTTTAGCATATTTTATAACCATTTCCGCACATTCTCTGTAATCGTCCATACGCATACTGACAGGAGATGTTATCCACTGATATATTTGATTCTTAAAATCGGTATTACCGATTTCAACAGATAACAACACTTTAGGATAATGTGTATCTTCTTTAGTCAATGAAGATATTACCATTTCTGTTCCGTTGGATGTTGTAAATACTCTATTAAATTTACCATCAGTTTTCCCCAAACTGTACTCTAAGAAACTATCAGTCAATTTTTCATCAGGTGTTTTCTTAGAACATGAACATAAACACAATATACATACAATAATAGGAACTATTATCGAAATCTTTTCTTTATTTTTTAAACTCATGGTACTCTCCTTTGTTTTAATTCGTATGCTTATAAGTATATCATAGCTTTATTAAAACAAGAAGAGTTAAGATTACTCTCCCATAACTATTTTTATGATATTTTTCACTTCGTCCTCATCCGCATACTTTTTCAAATATGGAGCAACTTCATCAAACCGTGTTTTCTTTACTCCTGTGAGTTTTCTGAGATGTTTCCAGTAAAATATATCTTCTTCATTGTTCTCAAGCCATTCATAAGCCCATACTAATTTTCTAGCCCATGATTCAGGATATGATTCTGAATATCTCTCTAATACAGCTCTGCATTTTGGCATATTCTCAAGTTGATGCTGTTTTATTGCCAGTATTCTACATATAAATTTTTCCGTTACCTTTTCGGGCTTTCCCATGCTATTAGCAGCACCGCTATAAATATCTGCTGCAACCTGTTCTATAGTAAGAGATATTTTGTTGTCATATTCTTCCCAGTTTGGTATAGTCCTTCCTTTGATGTAATGGCTCTTCTCTTCCTGTTGTATTTGTTCTTCTGACAACTGAGGAGCAGTCAAATCTTCAGATGTCATATTCAGAAAGAAACCAATCTGACAGGTAAGAGAAAAATCGTATCTTTCCCCAGATAACAAAGTTCTTTGAATCCTTCCGATACTGGCAATCTCATTCAGTTCGATTTGTTCATAAAAGCGTGTCATGTCAGAAACAAACTTTGTCATGTATCGGCACTTCCCTGTTGATTTCATATATTCTGTATTCTTCATGGCATAATATAAAATAGTGCTAAGTGGAATATCTTTTGTAAAGTCTACAGGAGCATCAAAAACCTGTTCTGTGTACTCTGCAAATCTTATCTGCAAACGATTATCTACAGGTGTATATTCTTCTGAATTAGGAATAGCAATCTCAGCAGCAGAGAAATTATATATATTCATACTTTTAGCTGAAACGCTGGAGTCCTGAAGCTTACACTTATGCTTCGGACAAATCCCTATATTCCTTATCTGGTGTTTTCTGTGCCAATATGTTTCCCCGTATCTCTGTCTGTCCTCACTTGCACATATAGGACAATATTTTAAATATCGTTCTTTCTCACACCTTGGAAGAACTGCAAATAAATGGTGTGCATCACAATTCTCATAACACAGTTTATATAGAGCATCTTTCTTCTGTTCCAATGGAATGAATCTGGCATATTGAGGGTACATGGTGTGATTTAATACTAAATCCCTTAACGGATACATTTTATCAATACATTCTCTCGCTTCAGGATTCAGATTGCCGATAAATTCTTTAATCGGTGTATCTGATTTTTTACTATATAACTCTCGTAGCACTTGTGAATTTATATATCCCGAATGGACTGCATACCGACAAAACCAACTATACACAAGCTCATCTGGATATATCTCAGGAAGGTATGTTATCATATTGCCACCTCAACAACGGTATAGACTTCTTTCAATAGTTCTACTACATCCAAATTCTCAACTTTGGCTCTTTCTGCAATCTCAGTGATAGAATATCCTTCCTGTTTTGGCTGGCTCTGTGTCTGACTCTTTCTGACACTGGCAGCAGTCTTTTTCTTTTTGGTTGTCGGTTTATTCTGAATCACTGAAGGTTGTATATATCCATGAAGCAATGACAACCTCTGTTGGTATGCTTCATTCAGGGTATCCAGATTTAAAACCTCTTTTCCTGTGAGGATTGCTATTTCCTGTGCATCATGAATCAGAGATACCACAACCGAAATGACACCAGCAGAATGTTCATATAACCATTCTGTAATGGCAGCAGTTATCTCTGTTCGATTTTTTAAAAATTGATATTTAAAAATAATCTTGCAGAAGCTCTGGAAATACTCATCATATTTCATAGTTGTATATTGTAGTCCTACAGACCGCCTTGCAAGCTGCATAGCCTGTTCAAAAAATACCGTACTTTCAGGAGTACCCACCATACAAATAGAGATACCTGAATTATTGATGAGCTGAGTTAATGCACCTATCAAGCTTTTTCCATTCTTGGAATTGACAACATTCTGTATCTCATCCACTACCAGCATACCAATGTTATTTAATGCAATAGAGCTGACCGCACCTATAAGCATATCTGTTGTAGAAGCTCTGGATTTTACTGCATGAATATAATGGTCTGTTCCCAGTTCTTCATCTACTTTTCTGAGGATTTCCAATAACAAGCCTTTTACTGAAGAATCAAATGGACACTGTACAATCAGGCATGGGATAATCTTTGTATATGGCTTGTCTGTTTCTATGATACGATTTTCAGTAATCAAGGATATAGCTCTACTGATTGCAGATGATTTCCCGATACCAGAAGTACCAATAATCGTGAATGAATCAGAACCTCCCAGAATACCGCTATAAGACTGTTGTTGTATTGCCTTGTAGTTCTCATATCTCTGTTTTATTGCCATCTGTGTTCCCTTTTTCTGCATGGAACGAAGCAAAGCAAGGTATAATTTACTGTAGATTTCAAGGCTCATCTGCGAAGGAATGTATATCTGGTACAGGTCTGATAATGCCATCAATCTGACTGCTTGATTCTGCTGGCATATGGTTTCATCATATTCAGGAATGATAGATAATGCAGATATAAGCCCATTCCCTGATTTCATTTCTGGAAGTTTCGTTGTAAAGTCAATCATGCTTCAATCCCCCTAATATAATCAATATGGTTCTTTGTCTGCTCCCTCTGTCTGGTATTCCTGATAGATTTTATATTGACCTTATCAGGATTATTTACAGATGCAGCAATGATTTCTATAGACTGTGCAAGGTTAATCTGTGCCTGTATATTATCCGCTGTAGCAGCCTTTACAAGCTCTTTCTGACCTTTCTGCATTATTTCTACATCTGATAATTCTTTGCCCTTATATCGGCTTTCTATCAAGTCAAATCGGATATAAGAACCATTGTCAATCAACCATACTGCTGATACATCATCTGGATTGTAGGCAACTGTTACCTCTCCACCAGAAAGATATTTTTCTGTGAAATTCTCATGCTTATAACGCATCTTGTTTACTCTGAGTCCAAATCTGGAGAACTTACCTGTAGTCCTTGGAAGAAGGGTTAATACAATCTGTTCTTTATCAACTGTAATCAAATTAGCCCCTGTCTGTGTCTTTCCCCATTCCCAGATATTACTTGCAAAAGGCTGAATCTGATTCTGTATCATACCTTCAGTATATGGAAAATTTTCTATAATCCTCTGTGAGTTATAATAAATGATGCATCGGAGAATGACCTTTTCAAAATCTGCCATAGTAAGGCAAGCATCCTTCCTGTAATCATGCGAACCTCTCTCTTGATAATCTGGCTCTATCACACCTTTCCCCTTCAGGTGTGGCTTATAGGTGTTCTGTACTAAATCAAAGAATTTCTCCACAGCTCCTTTCAGCTCAGGTCTGTATGATGGAAGATTTACCACAGTTACCCCTAGTTCTGTTATCTGTTCAAAGTTCTCTGATTTATATTCAGAACCCATATCAGTTACAAAGATTGCTGGAAGTTTGTCTGCATCCCACTGTGATTTTTCAATGTTGATACCGTATTGACTACACCATTTTTGTTTGTCTGAAATGATATTTAACATTAATCCTCTGAGGGAATACACACCTCCTTCCCATGATAGGGAATAACCACAACACAGAGAACTATAGGCATCTATGCAAGCGGTCAATATCGGTCTGCCTACCAAATTACCAGCTTCATTGACAAGGTAAATATCACACACAGTCGCATCTAACATTCCCATTCCTACAAATGAAGCATATTCCTGTATTCCATCCCCTAACAATGGTCTATTGTTTTTCTGGTAATCCTTCAGCCCATCTCTTGAAATATAATAGGTCTGCATCTTTTTTGTTCTTCTGTAGAAGTATCGGAACTGGTAAAATGAAGGATATTCAGGCAGCAGATTCCCCAGTGAATCACAATATTTTTCTTTCAATAATAGCGTATATGCCACAGGTAAACTGTTCTTGTACTTGGTATAAAAGAACTTGTTTAAAGCCCACCTCATATTCTTCTCGTCCTGAGATAAAACGCTTTCTTTCACGCTCTGCTTGCGTATAAGTATAGATATATTCTGATAAACCAGATATAAACAGAGATAGTATCTGATGGTCTGTTTACTGACTGAGTTTATATTTGCAAGGCTATTTATCAGTTCTTTTCGTTTCTTCAGGTCTGATACAAAAGGCAGCAGAGGGGCAATCATTGTATATCTTTCATATGCTGTCTTTCTTCCTTCTGAATCTAAATTATCAAGGTCAATCAGAATAGTATCTGTGATTTCCTGTAATGTATCTTCAGAACATGGAAGATAATCTTTTAATGATTCTGCATCTGTCCAGACTGGCATAGTTTTTTTGATACAGTCAATGACAAATACTCTGTCGGCTTCTATATCCAGAACCCTTATAAGCTGAGTGTCATTCTGTAATAGCTGATTCTTTGTAATTTTCTTCTGCAAGCTATTATTCTTCATCAATGACCATCCCCCAATCTGATACACCATGATTTAACCAGTAATCTCTTGAAGCAACCAGAAGCTTTACTGTCATAGGTTTTGTGAGAAACTTTCTAAAAACACATTCCCTGACCATCAAATCTCCATCTGCTTTGACACATACAAAGTCTGAGGTATAAGCTCCCTCTGATAAACCGTCTAACAGTACATTGCATCTGATTTCCTGTATATCGTTGTCATTCTGAAGAATATCTGCATAGTTGGATTGTATTGCATCGTATGTTCTGCATACTTCCTGACTTTTACTTAAATCTTTCTTTTCACACCTTCCCTTGTAACCTTTCTTACGCATAGCAGCACCTCCTGATATTTGGCAATTCCCAAAATGGGGTAACACTTCCCAAAAACATTTTATCTTCCCAAAATGGGGTAGAATCTTCCCAAAAATGTTCCCAAAAACAGATTGAATCTCCCAAAAACGTATTTCTGGGGATTTTTCTTCCCAAAAACATTCTTTCTGGGAAAATAGGAAATTGCTTAAAAGTATTGATTTTACTGGGTTTTCAGAGGTTTTGTCTTGATTTACGAGTTTCCCAAAAACGGATAATAGTAAATACTCTATGTCATAGGGCAATCTCTTTCATTCTGTTTCGGGGCAAAGTTTTTATCCTGTATAAATTCTTTGCCCTTCAGAGATTTCCCTGTTCATTTATGTTCCAAA